GCTCAAATCGTTCAATATGCAAGTTCAACGAAACGCCACGCCTAGCAATAGGCCGGTAATTGTAATAAGATTTCGACGTGCACCGAGCGGAAAGGAATAAAATACCATGAACACCCATACGACGAAGCGCAAAGGCAAAGGCAAGCGGTTCTAAATGCCGGCTGGCCGCCCGAGTGAGTACAGCCCAGAGCGGGGCGATGAGATATGCGGGCGACTTGCAAAGGGCGAAAGCCTGAACTCAATTTGCAAGTCCGAAAATATGCCAGCATTGCCAACGGTTTACCGATGGATGCGGCAGAGGGAAGAATTTCGTAACAATTACGCGAGCGCAAGGGAAGATCAGGCCGACACACTGGCCGATGAAATCCTGTATATCGCCGATACGCCAGTGAGCGGGATTAAGACCAAAACCAATTCGGCCGGCGAGGTTGAAACGACCGAAAGCGACATGATCGAGCATCGCCGATTGCAGGTAGACGCCCGAAAGTGGATCGCGGCCAAACTCAAGCCAAAGAAGTACGGCGACGCCCAGGCAATGCAAATAAACCTTGTGCCGATTGCCGTGCAAATATCATTCGCCCCGCCCGATGCACCATTGATCGAACATGACAAGCATAACCTACCGGCCTAGCGGGAAGACAACGGCGGATTTTCACGCATCGAACGCAAGGTTTCGCGTGATGCGCGGGCCAGTGGGATCAGGTAAATCGGTAGCATGTGCCGTTGAGATATTCCGGCGGGCATGTGAGCAAGCGCCGAACGCCGAGAACATCCGGCGGACAAGATGGGCGGTAGTCCGGAACACCTACGCCGAATTGAGACTGACAACGATCAAAACTTGGAAAGCATGGTTCAGTTCTGAATTCGGTGAATTCTATGAAACGGCACCCTATCAGCACTTGATGAAATTCATCATTCCCGACGGGTCAAAGGTTGAGGCCGAGGTGATATTCCTCGCATTGGACCAGGAAAAGGACGTAAAGCGCCTTTTGTCCATGGATTTGACCGGGGTCTATTTCAACGAAATCCGCGAGATTGCCAAGCCTAACGTCGATGGCGCCGATAGCCGCATTGGACGGTTCCCAATGATGAAGGACGGCGGGGCGACGTGGCACGGGATTTTCGCCGACACAAATCCGCCCGAGGAAGATCACTGGCTCTACAAGCTGGCGGAAAGAGACAAGCCCGAAGGGTGGCAGTTCTTTGCCCAGCCTGGCGGGGTCAAGAAGGTTAATGGCGAATGGGTTGCCAATCCCGCGGCCGAGAACATTCCCAATCTACCGCCGAGGTACTACCTCAACCAATTGCCTGGCAAGTCCGACGATTGGATTAGCGTTTATCTGGGCGCTGAATACGGCCACATCGCGACCGAGGGCAGCTATTGGGCTGAGGAAATCGCCCAAGCCGAGCGCGAGGGCCGGATTGGCAAGACGGTTCAATATGACCCCGCGTTGCTCATGCACTCGTTTTGGGATTTGGGTGTCGGCCCGAATATGGCCGTGTGGATCGGGCAAGGTTCAGCGGGTTCATGGCGATGGCTGAAATACTACGAGGGCGACACGGGGGGATTACCCGAAGCGGCCGCAGCCTTCAGACAAATGGCGGCCGATGGTAAATGGCAATGGGGCGAGCATGTATGGCCGCATGACGGAACCGCCCGCGACCCAGGAACCGGGCAACGTAGATGCGACGTTTGGCAGTCACTCGGGTTTCAGTTTCCGGTGATCTTGGAAAGAGGCCACAAAGGTGATAAGATTGACGCAGCACGCCGACTAATCCAACTCTCATGGTTCGATGACAGCGGCTGCGCGGAAGGTGTGGCGAAGTTGCGCCGCTACAAGCGCAGGAAAAACGCGGTGTCAGGCGTGTTGATGGAAGAACCCCTCAAAGATGGCAACGATCACGCGGCGGATGCGTTTCAAAGCGCTGCCGGCGGTCAAGCGTTTGTCGGCGGACCAATCGGACATTCCGCGCCGTACAAGAATTTGAAAATCGACACGTCGTGGGTTTACTGACATGCCAAAGATGACCGACGGCGAATTCGAGGCGCTTGTCTCTTCTGAAATCCAAGAGGCGGAAACGTACATTTCTCGCGACGTGGCGATCAGGCGCGAACGGAACTACGACTACTTCATGGCGGCCGCCGATCCCGACCGGATGCTATTGTACCTCCCGGTCGCAAAGGGGCAGTCCCGCGCGCTATCAACCGATGTCAGCGATTACATCGGCATGTTGATGCCCAACCTCATGCGAACGGTCGCCGGTGGACGGAAGCTATTTGACTTCCAAGCCAAGGGCGACACGGACAGGGAAGCGGCACGAGTTGCCACTGATTTCATCAACGATGTCGTGATGCGCTTCGACAATCAGGGCGAGGCGATCATTCGTCAGTGGGGATTGGATGGGCTGGTACAGATTACCGGCATTGTCAAAGTCTGGTGGGAAGAGAAAGAGGAATCCGAGGAGTACGAATACAAGGGCGTGACCGAGGAAGTACTTGTACAAGCCGCCCAGAAGTTCTTGACCGATCCAACCATCAAGGTTGATGCCATCGAAAAGGGCGAGGATGGATCGTATACCGTGAAGGCAACGCGGACTTTCAACAAGTCGCATTGTTGCTTTGACGTGGTGCCGCCCGAGGAATTCTTGATTAACCGCACCGCTCGTTCGATGGAGGATGCGCGGATTAAGTTTCACCGCACGTTTAGGCGTGTTGGCGAGTTGATCGACATGGGCATCAAGCAAGATGTCATTGAAAGCCTGCCTTCGTTCGATCAGGCGAGCGCGAACATCTACAGCTTGAACCAAGCCCTTCGCGGATTGTCGAATGACAGCGAAGACGAAATGCTTCGTGAGGTTGCCGTCTATGAGGGGGTTGTGCTTTGCAACCGCGACGGCAAGGGTCTGAAGGAATGGTACGTGTTGGCTGGGGGTTCGGAGTCCAGCGTTGTGATTTTGCAGGAAGAGCCGTTCAAAGATCAGGTGTACTTCTGCGATTTCTGCCCTGAACCTTTGCCGAGCATGTTCTTTGGGAAATGCCCGGCGGATGAGTTGGTTGAGAACCAGAACCAACAGACGATGCTCAAGCGCGGGCTGTTGACGAATATCTATTTCGGCAATTCGCCACAGCGGGAAGTGGTCTCGAACCTGTTACATGAGGGCGCGGCGGATCAGTTGTTGTCGCCCGTCCCGAATGGACTGGTGTTTGTGAAGGCGATGGGCGCAATTCGTGAAGTGCCATCGTCATCGAATGCCGGCGTGACGTTGGAGGCCATTCAGTACGTCCACTCGGAAGCCGAAAGGCGCGTTGGGATTACGCAACGCTCCGCGGGTCTAAAGCCCGATCAGATCAACGGGCAATCGGCTACCGAGGCGATGATTGACCATAATGCTTCGTTGGGGCAGGTCGAGGACTACGCGCGGATTTGGGCGACCGGCGGGTTGAGGAAGTTGGGACGGGCGATCCTGAGAATTATCAAGCGGTATCAGTCATTCGACCGCATGATTGAAATGAACGGGCAGGTTGCCCCTGTAAACCCGCAAGCATGGGCCGAGTTTGAGGATTGGGACTGCCTTGTAAACACGGGGCTTGGAACCGGGAAAAAAGAGCGGGACAGCCAAGTCATTCAGGGGATTGTGGCGAAGCAGGAACAGATATTTCAGTTTTTGGGCCCTGAAAATCCGCTGGTGTCATTGGATCAATACGCCACGGCTTTGAGGGATGCTGTCGAGATTGATGGATTGGACCCGGATAGGTATTTCAAGGTCATTCAACCCGGCCAGCAAGTTCAAATGCCGCCCAAGCCGCCCGATCCGAAGTTGATCGAGGCGCAACAGCGGATGCAGCTTGAGACCCAGAAGGCGCAAACGGACGCGGCCCTGAAAAAGATGGCGGCCGATCAGAAGGCGGCGCAGGACAAGGAAACCGCGGATAGGGCTTTCCAACTCGACATTGAGAAAATGAACCGCGAGAGCCTATTGAAGCGCGAGGAAATGGCGCGCGAGCATGAGTTGCGCAAAGAGGAAATGCAGGACGAGTACGACCTGAAACTTATCTCGATTGCGACCAAGAGCGGGAACCAAAGCACTAATATTCCGAGGCCTAACTGATGTTGACCACCGAACAACGACAGGCGTTGATGCAAAGCTACATGAGCCGCGCGCCCGAGCAATCGCAAGC